ACAGCTGCAGCTCAAGAACGCCAGCTGAGGAGTGTTATGGGTTCTAGTCTAGGTCAGGCAGCCTACGGTGGTCAACTCGGCTCTGCGCGTGCCCAGAAGGCCATGCAGGGTGCTTTAGCGGATAGAGCCTTGGCTTATCAGCAACGCAGACAACAAGAAGCGGCAGCTGGCGCACAAGCACTAGGTGAGGCCGGTTCGGCATTGCAACAATATGAACAGCAAAGACTTGATGCACCACATACCAGTGCTCAGAGGTACTTTGGTTATCTTGGTAGTGCACCACAACAAACTAAAACATCTGGTGGTGGAGGTAAGTAATGATTCAGCTAGCTAAGCCTATGGGCACTGAACAACCAATGCAGGGCCCACTATATCGAGCACCCGCACCACAAATGATGCAGCAGCCCTCCTTTATGGAGCTTGCAAAACAAAGTGCAATGAAAAAGGCTATGCAAAAAGGCGAGGAAGAATTACTTAAAAAGGCTGGTAAGAAAACAGTTGGTGCCGCTGGTGCCGCAATGGGTGATCCTACTGGTGGCATAGCTACTGAAGTTGCTTATGAAGCCGCTATGCCAATGCTAGAAAACTTGCTTGGTGGTTTGTTTAATAAAGGCGGATATGTAAATGGTCCGCTTTCTATGGCAAACATTTCCGCAGTTAAGTATAAAAAATCCGGCGGTAAAATCGCTGAAGAAATTGAAATTAATTATGGTGGACCGCTATCTAACAAGGGGGTATAGTTATGGCTACAGTTCCATATCAATCAACGTACAGCCTACAACCTAAGTATGGCACACGTTACGGCCCTTCTCAGTTTGCTCCTGCGACTGCATCAGCTAGTCCACAAACACTAGGTACAACTACACCTGCTGTAGCAACCGTTGGTGCTGGTGTACCAGGCCAAGCGGGTCAACAACAAACTGCGGGCGCGGTAGGAGCCACAACTGGTGTACAAACTACACAAACTCTTGCATTTAACCAAGACCCCTTTGCACAACAAGGCGCAATAGTTAACGGTCAGCAACAGCAAGGTGTTGGGTTTAGAGATTTACCACCTGGCGAATATCCGCCAGTGGGTTCTCCACCAGCTGCTCCGGGTGTTCCGCCAACAACTACACCCCCACCGTCTGGTGCAGACCCCGTAGTTGCAGCAATGCAACAAGCAGGCGGTGATGATAATGGTGGATTTGATTATGCAAGCTCTAGAATTCCACAAGCCCAGGGACTAGGTTATACTCGAGGCACACAAAACCCGCTAGGATTAGCACTTGCTGCAATTCCAGGCGGTAGCTTTTTGTCAAACGCTATGGGTATAAATGATGAGTATACTTATGGTAGCTATGGCACTTATGATGCACAGGGTAATGTGTTTGGCCCCGAAGGTCGCGCATATGATCCAATTACAGGTCGAGCTGTTGCATCTTATGCTAGTCCGTCGGCTGCAATGAGCACCATTGGTGGTGGCTACAGTAAACTAAGAGACGCTGGAGAAGGCGTTATTAGTTCTGCATTAGGTAGCTATGATAACTCAGTATACAAACAAATGGATCTTGATCCAACCCTAAACATTGCAGGTGCACGAGCCGCCCGTATGCGCGGTGAAGGCGCACCAATGGGAACGGTTGCAGATCTTATTAATATGAATACCCAAATAGCAGCGGGTGATTATACTGGTTTGTCAGATGATGACATTGATCGAGTAGAGGGCACACCGATTACTGCTACACAGCTAGGGTTTACTGGCGATAGACCAGCACCAAGTAACATTAGCGGTAAGTTTGGTACGCAAACTGGAGATATTGTTGCGCTAGAAGGGGGACAGTTTGGGGTTCGTAATGAATCCGGAACTATTGAAACCCCTACTGGCACTGTTGTATCGATTAGTGATAGTACAAGACCTGGCGAAAATATTAGTTTGCTTAGTAACAATCCGGCTACGCAGCTTAGGGCTAATCAAGAATTATCCTTAAGGGCCGGAGAAAACGACGGCCAGGGCAGCATGTCAGGCTTTACCGTAAGTGATGGGCAAGGTGGTTCATATCAAACAAGTTCTACGGGAGTTTCAGAAGGCAGAGGCTCACAAGCAGGAACAACTATCTACGGCATGGAAGATGAATACGATGAACCGTCCGGTAACGAATCAAGTGGAGGCAAGTGATGAAACTCAAAAAGTTTGAACAAAAGGACCGCTATGGTAATATGTTCTCTATTGAATTTGATACCTCCGTACCGGAAATGTCAATGATTCCAGAGCATCCTGGCTCACCAAAAGGGACTGATACTGTACCAGCTTGGCTTACGCCAGGTGAGTTTGTAATGAACGCAGAAGCTGTGCGTATGTTTGAACCGCAGATTGAAGCAATGAATGATAAGGGTCGTGCTATGCAGGCTGCGCAGGGTGGAACTATTCCTGAGTACTCTGCTGATGGCGGACCAGTTAGTTTGCCAAAACCTAAACCAAAGATGCCAGACATTCCTGCGCTAGAAGCTGACCAGCTTTATAAAATGCTTAAGGACCGTGGCTTTACTGATACAGCTGCTCGTGGAATTATGGGTAACTTTTACGCTGAATCAAAGCTTGATCCTGATGCAAAACAAAAACTAGATAGCGGTAAAACCGGTAAAGGTAGAGGACTTGCTCAATGGGAAAAGGGCGGTCGCTTTGATACGGACCCACTTAATCTTGTAGACTTTGCTGCTAAGCAGGAAAAAAGTTGGCGAGATCCTGAAGTACAGCTAGACTTTATGCTTGCTGAAATGAATAACTCTGAAGCATTTGGTGATGTGCGTACTGCAATGAATGCAGCTAAGTCACCAGCTGATGCAGCTAAAATCTTTTTAGAAGGATATGAAAAAGCTAATCCTGATAAAGCGCATCTTGATAGGCGTGTAGATTATGCTATGAATTATAAAGCAGATGAAGAGCCTACAATGCTTGCGAGTATTCTTGGAATGTTTGGGACAACTGAAGCACAAGCAGCTACGGCTGATGATGTACCGGCTTCTCAATCAATGCCCATACCTAAGCCTGCAGTCCCTGAGACTAGTCGCACTCCTGTAATGACAGCAATGACTGGCCAAGAAATGCCTGTTACTAGTACCATTGCGGATATGCTAGCTGCTGCACAGGCACAATATAAAGCGCCTGGTGGCGTAGTTGAAGATGATAACTATGCTGCGCAGTTTGATGCACTAAAGAAACTTGCACAACAAGCAACCGCGAATACTGGTATGTATGTTGGCGATGAAGTTCTTGAAGAAGGCGGAACTAACTATGATGCCGCTCGTCATGCTGAAGAAATTCAGATGATGCAAAAGATGCGTAGGGATTCAGCTATTGCTGAGGATGCTGCTGCAAATGAAGCAGCTATGCTTACAGCCTCTACTCCTCCAATACCTAAAGTACCTGATGTACCAGCCCCTGTTGTTACCCCCGAGGTACGCAGTATTAATAAGTTTGGTAAAACAGATAACTATCAAAAAGAAGGTGGAAAGTGGTATCGGATTAAAGCAGATGGCTCTTTGGCAAAAGATCCTGCAACAGGTTTGGTTGCCGCGAATCTTAATAATCAAGAGTCTCCTCTTACAGGTGAGGGTACTGCTGATGCTGTGCCAATGCCAACTAGCAATTTACCTAGCGGCTCCCGCGGATCAGGTGAGTTTTTAGATACTGGTAAAGGTAATCGTGTTCCTGATACAGCAGCACCTCCTAAGCCGGAGCAAAAGTCTCAGCTTCCCGCAGAGGGAACAACTTATCTTGATCCTAGTTCTAATATCGTTTATACTGTTGATAAATACGGTAGGCTATTAAACTCTTATGGTCACCCGGCGCCCGCTGGTGTGCAAGATACTTTTACACAGCAACAAGCCGGGCTACTTGAAACAGCAGATGCTGACCCGAGTAAAATTGTAAAGCCGTATGAAAAAACGGTTGATCAATTAGCTGCTGATGCCGTAACCTTGCAAGAAAAAGCTACAAAAGAAGTAGCAGAAACAGGGCAAGTATCTTCTGATACAGCTACTGCTATTGCACAAAACAGGGGTCAAACGACTCAGGTTACTAAGGTAGAAGCTGATGAAGCAGCTGCCGCTGAAGCAAAACGATTAGAAGAAGCAACAGCTGCACGTAAAACCTTGACCGCTGACTATGAAGAGGCTAAGCGTATTGCTGAAGCATCTGGAGTTACTGACTTTCCAGACTTTGATACTTGGAAGCAGCGTCAGAATATTGACACTGATACCGATATTGGAGAGCAAGGCGACGGAACTACGACATCTGAAAACGCTACTAAGAAAAGTGAAGTGCTTACAGCAATCACTAAAGATATTGAAAGTATCAATGATGGATCTGCTGATGGTACAACCACGGCGGATGCTTCAAAGGCTGTTGTTAAAGCAGGTGCTGAGGGTCAAGAAAAAACTGAGCAAGCCGAATCATTCTTACAAGGCATCTTTGGTGACTTGTTTGATAAGGGTGAGCTAAAGCGTATGGCTATTTTGTATGCAGGTTCACGGCTTATGGGCGGCTCACACGGTGGTTCGCTTAACTGGGCAGCAAAGCAATACCTTACACGAGTAGATGCTAAGGCTGCTGAGCATAGCGCACAAGTTAAAAAGCTAATCAATGATGGTAAGTATACACCTAAGTCTATTCAAGAATATAAGAAGACTAAGGATGCTAGTGTACTTATGAAGCTTGGACCAGCTATTAACCCGACCGGTACAAAAGAAATGTGGTATAGTCCAAGTGGTAAGCGCATTCAAGCCGAGAAGTTTAAGGTTGGTGATGGGCATATCTGGTCTGCAGACGGTGGTAAGACAGCCATCCCTGCTTCATGGACTCAGGAAGCTTCAAGGCATAAGGGTACTGACGAATTCAACGATCGTATTCGTGTTGAGGTACCGCTGCTTAGAGATTCAATCAAAGAACTATCAACCTCAATTGGTGATGTAGTTCCTGGTGATTCAAAAGCAGGTCGGGCTCGTACCCAAAAGACTAACATTACACCAACGAATGCTGCAATGGAAGCTGCAGAATGGGCTGCTAAAAATGGCCTTGATGTTGCATCAATGAATACGTATGTTGAACAAGCATATCGTATGGCAGTTCAGCAAGCTGGCGGTGAAAATGAAGTTAAGCCTGAATCATTGTTGCCATATCTAAATCAGCTAAAGCTACGCCAAGATACCGGTGTTGGTAATCTCTTTACGACTACAACAAAAGATGGTGCAGAAGTACCAATGGATGCTGTAAAAGTTGAGGAGCTTAGCCTGCAATTCTTGAAGCGGGCTGGTGGAACAGGTAAGATTAGCGACGGTGCAAACCGTGATGCTGTTAATATGTTCTGGACTAAGGCGGCTGAGATATGGAATAAAAAGGTATCTGAAACCCCTGACATTGTACAGCAGTATCAGAAGCGTGCGCTACCTGGCGAGACAGCCTTTTATGCGTATGCTAAAGAGCAACTAAACTTACCAACTGAATAGGAGATTGCTATGGGTGACTTTGACGCATTGTTCCAAGTAAGTACCGACCTAGCAGGTAGTGGAGGACACACCTTTGCTGACGCGGATACACTAAGGAATGATGAGGGTAACCTACTCCGTATCCAAGGCTTAGAAGCAGCTGAGCTTGCACACGTAACGGCTACAGGACTTGACCCTGGAACCGCCGGTGGTATGGCAGCTACTGAAGAAATCATGGCCTTGGCTAATAAGTTTGGCTTTAATAATGTACAGTATCTTACGAACCCAGATGGCACTCCTATGATGGATGCCACTGGGACTCGTCAGATGGTACGGATTAAAGACAAAGTTGGTCGTGACTTTACAGAACAACTAACTAGGCACGGTATTAATGAGGTTGGTGCGTACAGTACAAACAACGAAGTTATTACAGCTAAGCTGGGAATGGCTGAGCGTGCTAGTAAACTTGATCAACCTCTTAATGACTGGGAAAAAGCAGGTCAAGCTATTGAGCAAGCTACTACCGATGAAATGCGGTATGAGCAAGAGTTCAAGCAGACTGCACTAAACGAACGAGCACTAGCAAGATTAAATGCACCTCAGCAGCCGGGTGAAACTGCAGCAATGTATGCTCGCCGAATGGCTGAGGCTAATAAGTTTATTGATGCTGGTGTACAGGTACGTAGCCTAGATCGTATGCTAGAAAATAAAGCGGTTAATCCACTAAGCGAAAGCTTTGATGTAGGTTTGACTGGTGTTATTGAAAGTATGTACGGTGTTGCAGAAATGGTTGGTGAAACCACTGGCTGGAACTGGGCAGAAGAATTAGGTGAAGCCGGAGTAGCACGTCAGCGTGCTTTTCTGGCATCTAAGCCTGAGCTAAAACTAAGTGCACTAAAGCCTATTGTAGACAAAGATGGTAATGTTACAGGTAATGAATGGGATATCGACAGTGTTGGTGAATTCTTTCAATACCTCGGTAACAATGCTGCGGTGTCATTACCATATATGGCAAACACAATTGCTGGTACGGTACTTGCTCCGGTTACCGGTGGTGTGTCAATGCTGTCACCCGCCGCTATGTATACAGGACAAACCTGGAATGAGATGGAAGGTGAAGACCGTAATGCTGGACTAGCTATTGCTGCTGGTGTTACGCAAGCCGCTCTTGATAGACTCGGTTTGTTTGGTATTATGAAGGGTGCAAGCATTCTTAAGAAAGAAACCAGAGATGCCGCTGTTGCTGCAATCGTAGCACGTGATGGTGTTACTGATACTGTTGCTAAGAACATGCTAGCAAATGCTACACGACTTGAAGTGGCTAGCCTTGCTGGCGCAGCATCTGAAGTTGCTAAGCGCCAACTTAAATCGCGTAATGTACTACGTAGCTTTCTTGCATCATCCAGTAAAGGTATGGCAGGCGAAGCTGTAACAGAAGCCGGTCAAGAACTAACTGGTTATATGGCTGCTACACTTGGCAGTGATAAAGAGTTTGATGCAGTTGAACTTGAAAGCCGACTACTAAATGCTACTATTGCTGGTGGTACTTTAGGTGCGGGCTTCTCTATTCCTGGTATTGCATATGATGCCGGCGCCTGGGCCGATGTTGCCGTGCGTCAAGCACCTGCTGAAGCTAAGCGCTTATCTAAGCGTGGTCAACGCGCTGAAGAAGAGGTTCGGCAATTCGGTAGAGTTAAATCTATTCAGGAGTTGAATGATGATGCAGGCACAGCTGTAACGGCACGGGGAAATCAGGGTGCAAGCTTCCAAGAAAAGGTTGACGCAGCTAACCGCCGTGATTTAGAGCGGTCAGTATTTGATAGAGTAAAAGATACTTGGCAGGCTGTGCCTAGCTTATGGCGAGGCGCTACACGTTTTATCTTTAACGAAAGTTTGCAAGATCGCTCAAGAGCTATGCGAATATTAGCTGATACTTTTGGTGGTAATCTACAGCGCACATTTTCAGGTTCAAACTTTGAAAACCGTAAGAAACATTTGCTAACTGAATACCGAAATATGGTTAGCTCACCAGCTGAGTTTGCTCAAGCTGCTGGGTTTAAAACCATTAGTCAGCCTGAGCTGTCAAGCATTATTAATAAGTTTGGTTCATGGCTAGGTAATCAATCTAGTGCAGGCATAGACTGGGATAATCTTCCAGAAGATATTAGACGGCACCGTAACTGGCTCGCTCAATACTATCAACAAACTATGAAGCTTAGTGATAAACTATATAATGATCAGGTAGCTGCTGCTCAAAAGAATAATAAGCCTGCACCTCTTGGCTATATAAAGAACTACTTATTTAAGTATAAGTCTTTTAATAAAGTAGCTATTGAAAAAGATCGTAATGGTTTTATACAAAAGCTAATGGACAATTATAATTATAGTCGTACTGATGCTGAAACACTTACTGATAATATTCTTAATCAAGAAACATTGGTGGGAGAACAAGACACATTTAATGTAGGTCAAGGTAGGTTTATACCTGCTGCACACCGCAGTCGTACTCTTAATCTATCTGAAAACCCTGAGTTTAAACAATTCATGGAGTCAGATGCGTTTACTAATATATCTAATGCTGCTAAGTCGGCATCTCGTTATATTACATATCAAGAGTTTCTTGGTGATAATAATGCAAAAGTAAATGAGCTGTTAAATCAGGCGCTAGAAGAAGGTGTACCTGCAGCAGAAGTAAATAAAGTTGCAGCACAAATGCAAGACTACCTAGATGCAGAGTCGGGTAACTATAAGCGTATGCAAAACCGTACTCTTGCTAACATTCAAAAGAACCTTGGTATCTGGACTACAATTGCTGGTCTACCTCTTGCTACTATCTCATCGTTTGTTGAGCTAGCTATTACAACCGTAGGACTACCAAAAGATATGGTCTTCAAGACTATTGGTAACGCTTCAAAAGAAATGGCGCAAGCATTATGGGGAACTATAACAGATCCTCGCTATAACTCTACAAACCGACAGGTAGGTAAAGAGTCTAGGCAAGAAAACATTAAACGCCTTGGCTTCTTTGATTGGGATGTTGGTGCAGCACAGACTACTGGTGCTACAGAAAATACACATGCATCACGTCATCTGCTAGATAAATACTTTAAGATTATTGGATTGCAACAGTGGACTGACTACACGCGTAGCATTCGGGCATCGATTGCTAACGACTTTATTATGAATCACCTTAGTACGATTCAGGATCAAAGAGTTAGCGGTGAGCCGAAGACTAACGCAGTGCAGGAATCTGAAGAGCATCTCCGTAATCTCGGTATTAATGTAGATGATATGCTTGCTATGGTATATCAGCCAGGGCCTTGGTCACCAGAACAAACTGCAGCCTTCGATGCTATGATGCTTGAGGCAGAGTTTAACTTTGTTAATATGGCTATTGCACTTCCAGGTGTTGCTAACCGTCCATTGTTCTATCAGAACCAGCATCTTGCTTTGTTTACGCAGTTCCAGGGTTTCATCTCTACATTTACTGCTAATCAAATACCGAAGATGTGGGGCGAGTATGTTGCGCGTGGTACTCCAGCTATGAAGTATAATGTGTTTGCTGTTATGACAACAATGCTTTTGCTTGGATTTGTATCTCAGTATTTGAAAGACCTACTTAAGTATGGTGAGCCATCTCCTTATCTTGATGATATGGAAAAGCTTCAGCGTGCTGTTGGTTCGTCTGGATTGCTAGGTACTGGTGAGCGCGTTCTTAACTTTATCTATCCTATTTATGAATCATCATCTGATAATGCAGCTGAGTGGTTCTTTAATACGGTCTCTGGTGAGGCTGCTGCACTTTCAAACGTGGCTCGTGTCTACGGTGGTGCAGGTAAAATCATTGAAGGTAGACCGGAGAAAGGTGTATATGATATACTTAAGACGGCCCCATTTGTGGGACCATTCAATCAACTTAACCGAACAATCGCTAGCGCATTCGAATAGGAGGATAGCACATGGCTAAATTTTCAGGACCTAGTGTAATACCTGGGGCTCAGCCCACTATGCCGACTGAGGGTAAAGTTAGCGATTTTGCAGAAATTTTGGCTACTCCGGTACCAGAACAAGCAGTAACACCGGAGCCCACCACAGCTCCGGAAGTTGCTGCTCCTGCAATTCCTACTCAACCGATTACAGAGGTTGCCACGGAAGCCCAGATGCCCGCTATCGATATGCCTGAGGCACCTACTCCGGCCCCAGATTTGGTAGCTGAGCAGCGCGAGCGGGAAAGAGTGCCTGCTTACACAGAAAAACTAAAGCGAACTACACTTGCACCAAGTGCTGTACAAAATACGCAGCCCTTGGAAAGCGCACTGGTGCGTGCTGATAATACTACCGCTGTTATGGCAGAGGAAGTTGGTGGTTCTAAGATGACCGCTAAGAAGCTAGAGACATTACAAGCTGGCTTCCCTGAAGCTGCGTTCTCTGCGACAGATCCCGAGGGTAATATCAAGGTACCAGTAGCTCCTGCATTGCGTGGCTCTACTATTAATGTGGGCGTTCAGTCTTTACTGTATGATCCGCGAATGCTTGATGCCGGTAAATACGATGAAGAAACCGGTCGTATGTCAATTGATCCAGACTTTGGGCGGGTTATGTCGCTTACAACTGAGGCATGGATGCACCAACAGATGGATGCTGCCACTGAAATGGCTGGTAAGATTGATGAAGAAACCGGTATGCCAGGTGATTATGTACCTGGACAACAGGGTGGTCAGCGATTTACTAAAGCTACAGGTAACCAGGGGCTTGGCCGTGAAATCTTTATGGCTTACAAGCGCCAGCGTGCAGTAAACGAAGGTAGACCTACTGATGATTATTTACAAAACATTGACGAGATTTCACCCGAAACATTTATTTTCCTGGGTGATCTTGCAAAAGAGACTTACGCTCGTGCGAATCCTGATATGGTATATCGAGATACGCGTGAAGTGGATTCAGGTGGTCAAGTCTATTATCAGATGACACCAGAAGGTGCTATTGAATTGGATAGATTGAACCAGGACTTTAAAGGTTTGATGGCGCAGCCTGAAGTTAAACCGCTTAAGGGTGTATCAGAGACTGCTCAGCCTGTGTTTGAAGGCCGCATGAGGGTTCGTCCGGTTACTACAAAGGTTGGTGACCTTAAAGATTGGTCGCTAGTTCAAGAATCAATGGCGAACTATCACAGTGTTCCATATGTAAATGATGCGGGGCGTGAGCGTCTAGCGTTTATGTTTGGAGTGCTGGGTCTAATCAATACTAACAACCCAGATAACCAAACCTATGCTGGAATGTATGGTATCGGATTAGATAAGTTGAATGAACTTGAAGGTGAAAAGCAACGCATGATGGATGCTGCTATGCGTATTCCGTTTCCTGATGCGCGTGAGGCGGCCATTAGAGAAGCTCAAGCTTATAATCCACAAAAGATTTTGCAGGCAAACCGTGAAAAGTTTTTGAATATTGCTGGAGCTGCGGCTGAATACTCAAACGAGGTTAACCATCTTACGTTTTCAATGCAAGCACTCACTGGTCGTACTCATGTGCAGCAAACACTTTATAATCCAGCGGCACATAAGTTCCTAAGGTTTATTGTAGGAGGTGGAAATGTTTATAAGTGGAAGCCAAATACTGGTGGTGAAGTTGAAGCTGCTTGGAAAGAGATTATTTCTGGCTTGCTTTTGTCCGCTGAAAAAGACGGTAAAGTATTTAAGGGTACGGAGTTATCAACTCAGGAACGCCTGGCTACATTTGACCGGACAATAGGTAATGATCAGTGGAATCAGTTTGTAGCTTGGGGTAATCAACTTAAGCAGGCACGTGATAACTTTGATATTAATGGTGCTAAGCAGGCAGTTGAAGCTATTCGTAAAGCTCAATCACCTGATGCTGTTCGTGGTATCAAACAAGATATTGTAAAGCGCTTTAGTAATGATCCACTAGATGCAAACCTGAAAGCCGAGCTAGCTAAGCACGGTGACGAAGGTCCAATGTTTGCAAACCTGTTTATTGAAGTGGCTAACTATGATGCTGCTCGTAAAGATGGTGCGCAGTTCTCAACAACAATTACTGCTGAGATGGATGGTAAAACACATGGACCTGCTACTAATGCTGCTATTCTTGGTGTATCTTCTATGGCCAAGCGTACAGGACTTATCGTAACTCAAGACTTTTCTAATACAGATTGGCTTGATTCACGAAAAGCTATGGGCGAAAACATGCAGGCGACTGTTGGTACTTATGCGGGTACACTTTATCCGGCTAACCAGATTTCGTACTTTACAAATATTCTTAACCTTGCAATTAAAGATAGAGCTAACTTCCTTAAGAAGTCGCCTATGACTATGGGTTATGGCCAGGAAATTCCATCGCTTAAGCAGCATGTGGAAACTACAGTTTACTCTGGACCATCCGCAGATGCTATTAAGAAAGAAGCAGTAGCTGGTGAGATTAGTCTTGATGATACTGTAGACTTTCTCCATACAATGCTGGTTGATTCTATCTTTGAAATCATGGACCCAAAGGTTGTTGCTATGGGCAGGCTGCTTAAAGCTAATGCAGTTATGTCAATGGCCAGTAACGAGGTACTTTACTTCGATAATGCTATGGGTTTCCGTAGTTATGCTGCTGGTAAACAAATGGCGCCTGAGCTTACAACCTCTAGCTCCTTTGAATTTAAGGATCAAGAAGGTGGTCGTAAGAAGGTTGCTGTTCAATTCTATAAAGAGCGTGCGGAAGGATCAGCCGAACGCCCAGAACTTGGGCCAGGCGGATGGACACTGGGTCGTATTATTCCGGTTTCAGTGCAGTCTTATGATGGAAATATGATTGCTCGCACAGGATCGGGCCAGTCTTGGGAACGTATCAGCCAAGCGGCTAAGGGTAAACCATTTGTCCTACCTATCTTTGATGCGTTTGTTACCGACCTTGGTAGCTTTGCTGCTGTACGTCGTGAAGCAAACAAGAATTGGTTCGAAGGTATTCGTGATCACAGTTATGTAGAGGAAGTAGCTGGTACATGGTTTGATGACACCATGAAAAAAATTGCAGCTCCTCTTCCAGATCCTAATGAAAAAGTAAACCTGGATGAAGATGAACCATACCGTGGACTTGCATATCTACTGTCTCGTACTAAGCAAGGTGATCTTGTTTTAAGTAAGTTCTTAGCTAAGACACTTCAGCATAAGGCAAAGACACCGGGAACTTCTATTGATCAGTACACCGCCCAGCTTCAAATAGCAGGTGAAGAAGCTGCTGTTCAATTTGAAAACGACTTAGCTGATATGGGAATTGATGTAGACAATACAGTATTCACTAAGCGTCAGATCCAAAGAATTCTTATGACACTTAAGAATACTATGAACCTCAGTCAAAGAAACAAACAAGCAGTCGCAGTAACTGCTAAAGATAAACGAGAAGTATTGTCGCAAGTTGATAAGAACCTTACACAGATGGATCTTTAACAGCATGTAGTTCCTAAGGTTACAGAAAAAAAAATAAACCCCCTGAGCGTACCATTACGGTATACTCAGGGGGATTTTTTTATTTCATAAAGTAAGCTTGAATCATTTGTAGTCGATCATCAGCTTGCGCCATCTTATCTAGTTCTTCTTGGACAGCTTCCACAATATCACTGTGTTCACCAATACCTACACTATTGTTCATATAAACCATAATGTTTGTCTTAGCTCTTTCAAGTTCACCTTCTGCGTGCATACGCACGGCTTTAATCAATTGATCTTTCATTTAGATTCCTTATTACTTTTAAACTTACGTCCTATAAAGAAGACAGTTGTATTAATTAAAGTATTCAAAGTTACTGCTATAAGTAACCACCATTGCCACCAACTAGGTAAGTCCGCTTCAGTCATCAGTGTGTTCTACCTCGATAAGGAAGTGAGCATTACCAGTAATTAAAGTAGCAATCCATAAGCAACACCATGCCGTAATCATAAACGGTGCTGCAATAAAGTTAGTCAATGTCGATTTTATGGAGGGCTTCTCTGCGCCAGTCGGCTGCGTATCGTTCACCATCTTCTCCTTTGTTAGCGTAGTATTCTTTTACGCGGTTATATTCTTGTTCAATAATGTATTCGTCTAGTTGTCTATCAGACATAGAGTCAGCTAGGGATACGTCCATCCCTAGCTCCTCTAGTGCTGTCTTGTTATCTGGTTCTAGTCCCAGTCTGACCGGGAGGATACCCGATGCTTTACGCGAAGAAGTAGTCACTGTCTTGCACCTCTCTTATCTCCAGGCTTCCAAGTCCTGGTTGTTCATAGTTAAAGTTATCTGGATTAGTAATCAGCATGTGCTCTATTACATCAAAGTAATTAGGGTAATCATACATGCTTACAAACTTATCCTTAATGATTTGAAGTAGGTCGTCAACATCACACGCATGTACACTAAATGAATCATGAACAGCACCGAAGTCACTGCCCCATTCTTTAATTACTGCAGCCATGTGTGCAGCATCCATTGAGTGTACAAAGTTTGGTGAGATGCCTGACATAAAGGAACGTATCTTTGGTTTGTCTGTAGCTTCTTTACCTACATGTTGGATACGAATGGTATCTGTTTCTTCTTCAGTACCGTCTTCCTTACGAATTACTGGCTTAACCTTTCGCTCAGTACAACTGATAGTTGCTTTCTCTTTAAACTCGTTATCTATAAATGCTTCATAGATAACTGGAAAGCCGGAAGGCGTAGTCCATCTAATAGATTTCTGCTGGGTTTCTTTAGCGTAGTCCGAAGCAATCTCAGCTTCAGCTATCTTTTGTAAAAACTTCATAGTCTGTAGTGGACCTGCGCATACCTCATCAATTGACTTAACAAGATGCTTAGCAAGCAGTCGACAATCTTCTTCAGTAATATTATACCTATCTAAGTAACCTTCAACGTGACAATCAAGATACATGTTCTCAGCTATCTTAGATGCACCTGCACTGTATGCTCGGGTCATTGATCCACGCTTAGCGATACCCTTACGTATATGTTTCATGGGCATCTGGCGCTCGTCGAACCACTCCGGTAATCTTGTAATAAGATTCTTAGCACACTGTACATAGAAGTCTTTCTGGATCTCCTGCGGAACTACTCCTACAAGTTCACCAGCTTCTTTGTCTTTAGACATAGCACATAGGTGTTGCCACCCGTTGTTGCTACCATCTACCGGGATCGGTAAGTAAGTATAGTATTCACCCCCGCTATTAATGGCATTGTATATTTCTAATACACAAGCGAGAAGTGTAATAGGTTTTTCAGCTGCTAGTTCAATCCGTTCCTCAGCTGCGATTGACATTAGCATATCTATATTGTTATCAGTCCATGCCTCACGATCTACCAGTGTCATCTTGTCAACTGATATATCATCCAAACCTTCATCTTCAAGATACGATAAGTAGTCTGCCGTAACCCAATCAGGTAGCTCATCACGATGATAAGTTTGATTGTAGCAGCTAGCAATGTGTATCTTTAATCTGCGTAGGCCTTCCTCAGTCATGAGTTTACCGTTAGCAAATAGCATTTGTCCTCGAGCAATATCATTACTTTGAAAGTTTAGGAAGGGGGTTGTGTAGTATAGCCGACCACGATAGTCAGCTTCGGTGTACTGATAAAAAGTATTGTCTTCGATGAGTGCGGACCGTGCCATTGTCAGATCGAACTCAATGATCTTAGACTTATACTTTTTGGGAAGGTGTTTATGTTGATCGATAATCTTTTCACGATTACGTAAAAGAATATCTCGAATTTGTGTATTGATTTTCCACGGAGTTTGCTGCAGAACATTCATGCTTTTAATAAAGTCGCGGTAAAGATACTGGTTAAACTCACCACTCCTTTGTTCAGTCCAGCCTTTTATTATAGGTCTGTCTGTGGGTTGCATGAGTTGTGAAATATCTTCAGGCTTACTAAAGGTTGTACCGGCTAGCAAATCTTTAGAACCTTCTGGCACTATTAGATTCCATAGTTCCGGTACAACAATATAGTGTGTGCGACTTCTCTTTAATCCTCGATCCAGACTTTCCATTGGTACAAAAGAATCATCTTTATTTTTACCAATATTAATCTGGTGTGTTTGATAGAATGCTTCCAGCAACAGATCACCCATCATTACACGTAGCTTAAACCATTCCCAAGGTGCTTGATCCTCGTGATAATATTTAATATCATCGAGAATATATTCGCCAATTGTTGTACTCAAGTGAGTAAGGTTGGCTTCACCTTGGTATGATTTGTTTCCACGTATACTATTACGAGTAAAGTGTTGCTGGATAGTATCCATAGTAAACACGAGGTAAGCCTCGAGGTCTGCGTCAGATGTTAACTTTAGCAGACTACAAGCAATGTGAGCTTTAGCTTTTCTTATCTTCTCCTTTAGGTATTGGAGTTGTGCTTGCATACTTTGTCCTATCTACTTTAATGTTCTGAATTAGTAGTAGTGTTCCTGAATCGTCTTTGTATGCATCAGAAAATACTACCCGACTAATACCACTTTGCAGTATTAGTTTTGCACATTCAACACAAGGAGCGAGGGTACAATATAGTGTTGCACCCTCTGAACACCCTGTGCTCTTGGCTAGTTTACATATGGCGTTCGCTTCAGCGTGAATTACTTCAGCTTTAGTACCGCCATTAGTTGTTTTACAATTGTTTTCCATACCCGAAGGCATGCCATTGTAACCCATGCTTAGTATGTTACCGTCTTTGACAATCACTGCACCTACTTTTGTATCGGCATCGTAACTCATTTGAGCTACACGATGCGCGATATCAATGAAGAGACTGTCGAGTTTGCTTTGATCTGGCATTATATACTCGTAAACATTTCGTCCAGTGTATAAGTTAGTCGCCCAGTTTCGGAGCTATAAGAAGCAGCTCCAGCTGAACCGGTTTTTCCGGTGAATCTTGACTTGAGTACTCTGAACTTAATTGTGTTTCGTTCGGCATCATCATCTGATACCAGGTTTCTCGCAAAGGCAATAATGTCGAACGAGATCTGCTTGATCGAGCCACTGCCTTTGATGTCATCGATTGACGCAAGGTTACCCTCCTCGAAAGATTTACCACCGCCTGGGGCTTTACGCAAATGCGAGATTAGTCCCAGCCAAATGTTGTGTTTCTTTACGATCTTAAGTAGATCACTCATGAGTTTGTCCACAGCTTCGTTACCACCCAACCCTTCAGCACCTTCAGATACTGCAATGGTAATGTGGTCAAGGATAAGATACTTGCAACCCATGAGTGCCATGTATTCGATCTTATCCAACAACGAAGTATCGGAACAAGATCCTTGATGGTCAAGTAAAACAAGTCGCTCGTCCTTAAAAACTTTTTCAAATCCGATGCGGAGTTCTGCATCTGACGTATTCTTAAGGTCCATGCTAGATCGCTCGAGTGCCATACCGATAAACTTTTCTGCAGTATCGCCAACACTTTCTTCGAGAGATACAAGTCCAACCTTATCATCTGTCTTAGCAAGAAGATCAAGAGCGATCTCTTTAATGACAGTAGACTTACCACTGCCAGTGCCAGAAGTAAATAAAGTAATTTCGCCATGTCTAATACCGTTTAGTTTATCGTTAAGACCCTCTAGGCAATGAGGGTATGGAATACTTTCAACTGCTTGGCGTTGTTTAAACTGATCCCAGATCGGTTCGCCGACCACGATACCGGCTGGAGACCACGTCTGCGCATCCCAATAAGCCTGTAGAATTTTTGCGGATCCGTTGGTAACCAGTTCTTCGCATGGGTCTTTCGCCATGAGCCGAGCCACTTTAGCTCGACCTGCGCCGATAATCTTGGCGGCCCGATCCACAGCGGCTTGACCGGCTTCATCGGAATCGAAGAATAATACGACAGACTCAAACCGCCGGATGAACTCAAGCTGCTCCAGTAATACCTTTGTACCGGTAGCAGAGGGAATTGATACGACCGGAAAGATTCGGTTGTATTTATCATAGAAGGCCTGCGCCACTGCGCACGCATCGAGTTCACCCTCAGTAATGACCAAGGACTTACCACCCGAGCTAGCCGCCTGGCCGAATAGCTCAGTCTTTGAGAAGTCGCCATGAATACGAAAATCCTTTGGTAGTTTACGTTCTTTGTAGGCTACAACCTTACCGTCACGTGTGTACGGATAGAAGTGAGAACCTCCAGAACCGTCTGGGTTTACTGCCATCTTAATACCGAAGTGATCGACGACAGCTTTGCTAATACCCCGACTAGTAATCGGAAAGCTGTTGAGCTCTGCGATTTCATCTAAACTATTAGATGAGGTTGTTGTAGTTATAGCATTGAAATCATTCATTTCTTTACTAACTTTCTTAGTTGAATAGTTGCAGGAAAAACAGTGTGCACCATCATCATAGATTGTAAATGCATCTGATGAGTCACACTTTGGGCACTCTGTTTGTACATATCTTGTCATTTCCAAAGCCTTTCTTCTTTAGCTCGACGTGTCTGTTTCCGTTTCAAAGAGTTGTTCTGCTTGTTCTGAATGCGTTTCGCCTTCCTTGATTTTAGTAGGGTCAACTCTTCCCACTCGGACAAATAGGAACTCTCTTCCTTTTCGGACAATTGTTTTGTGTAGTTCTGCATGATATACCTTGTTATCATTAAACTCTTCAAAGATACCTTGGTAAGTATCGAAGAGTGGTTTAATTACGTTGTCAAGATCGGCTGCTCGATTTGAGAAGCCGGCTACTATATAGAACTCTACTTGATCATCACCGAAGGGCCACTCGACCCCTCGGATTTCATCACGTAGTTCATTTTGATAGTCAATGTACTGTCTCTGCTTTATCGCTTTGTTTCGATAAGTCATGTTGTTCGCTGACAGTGGTTTGACTCGAAAGGTGTGCTCTAATACCGTCATATTCTTCCCATGATGTTAGCATACGCAGTAGCGTGTGGCTAACTTCTAATTGTTTTAAGGACCCAGTATGACCACGCCATGCTGCACGAACTCTATTCCATTGTCGTTTAGCTGGTATACCTTTAAGTATTTTCTCAGCTTTCTTTGGACCAATACCTTTTAGTCCTGGAATATTATCCGAGTTATCGCCGGTCAAACACTGTAGCATTAGATTATAATGCGCAGTATCATCATCGACGAATTGCCAGGTATCTTTACCGTAGTTGTAATGATTACCTGGTATTTGCAGTAAGTCTTTATCGATACCACAGATTACATATTGTTCACCGTGGTCTCGGGATTCATGTGCCCAGATTGAAACCAAATCATCTGCTTCCATACCATCGGCAGGGCGAGCACCCTTTTCAACAGCATACTTAAACAGAAAGTTTAGTTTGTCTCGGACTTCTTGGTCTAGATCAGGACGAGTTGCTTTATACTGCGGGTAAAACTCTTTACGAAAGTTATCTTTACCCTTGACTGCATAATGCACATGAAAATGTTCGTCCTCATCAAATGGGTTGCACAGTTTATCTTGTACAGTTAGTTCCATCTTACGACAAAACTTATCGTAGTTGCTGCGCATGTCTGATTCACTTGTATTACCGTATGCAATCTTAAAGAAGATTGAGTCTGTGTCTACAAGCATATTAATGTTTGTCATTATATCGTCCATACAGCTTCGACACCCCAAACACTATCGATTTGTTTTCGATACATTGGGTTATCTGGTTCATCGTAAATAGGGTTGCTAAAGGCAAAGCAGTCTTTAACAATATGACCCTTAGAAGTATGATAGCATTTCACCATATGAAACCAGTCTTTAGGTTCATAACCCTCTGGTTTCGGGTGAGCAGTAACCATATAGCCAGGGTACTCAATGGATTCATCAGTGGACATCTGCATAGTTATCTCCAATAGATCCTTCACCTGCCATGATAGTAACACCAACTTGCTTAGGTCCTTCAGCAAATGATTCAGTTAGAATCTCTAGTACTCGCTCAGCATCTTTATCAGATGCAGACCAAGCTACCTCGTCGTGATAGTACAGTCGAGGTTGTGCGTCAAGACCTTCACTTTTAATCTTTGCAATCTGATAGGCAACTGCAGATTTAGTGGTGATAGCTTCACAAGATTGAAGCAGGTAGTTAAGAGTTTGGTAAGGTTGCGGTGTGTAAACACGTCGACCATCGAGACCAGGAATATAACCTTCAGGTCCATGGTTAGACGTTTGTTTCCAGATAGATTCAATACGATCTTTAAGACCACGCAATCCTGGAATTGCATCGCCATACTTTTCGATAGAATCATTACCAGCTTTAACAATCTTCTTACCTGTAAGTACTTGGCCTAGCTTAGTAGGTCCAGCGCCAAACAAGAAAGCATAGATCCATGTTTTAGCTGTGCGTCTATCAGTACCAATAATGTCTGCATTGTATTGGTGAATATCACCAGACAGAATTTGTGTTGTCAGGTTTTTATCGTTAACATAATGTGCAAGACTGCGGAACTGATTACCACTTGAGTCAGCACCTACGATCTTGCGACCAGGCTCTGCTACAAGACATTGACGTAGCTCTTTACCCCACGGTGCATTAACCGCAGGTAGGTTAGCAATAACTTCATGACGACAACGGAATGTCGGAGTACCCACAATCCATAGTCTGCCGTGTAGTCTACCATCTTTAAGCTCACGGAACCAACCTTCAAGTACACCTTTGCGTGAGCGAAGCGTTGTCCACTCATCAATAAGTATACCGTGTTCGCCAACTTTTTCTAGTGAAGTTGATGTTAGCTTAGGCGATTTCTTTTCCCAGCCATATACACCACGCTCCATCTTCCAGTCATCTGGCTCCCAGCCAATTGAATAAAGATACTCTTTGACTTGTTCCATATTACCGAGTGTAGCCTTGATTGTTTCTTTACGTTGAAACTCTCGACCGGCTGCAAGCATATGTGTATCAGTAGGTTTAACTTCACGCTTAAAGTATTCAGTAAGCATACGTGCGGTTGTTGCAGTGTACTCACCTTTCTTTGTAAACTTCGGAGTTTTAGCTACTTTATCTTTGTACTTAACAATATCTGGTAGGTGTGGTTCGACTACGCTTTCAATGTATTTCATACGATTGATAAGCTTATCGAGCGTGTCCTTACCTTTATCAGTATCGAATTGCCATCCGTAATGTCTACAGTAAGCATCAAACTTTGCAGCTTCCATTTCTGCTTTCAAACCTTCACGAATAAGAGGTTGCTTAGCAGCGAGTGCAGTAAGTTCTTCCATTAGCTTCTTGAAGATTACAGTATTCAGTTGTACATCACGTATACAATACGTAACCATTTCTTCAGAGAACTCTGAGAAGTTATCGAAGTTTAGTTTATGGTATCCTAAGTGTTCACCCCAGCCTGCCAAGCCATGCTTGTGTGGTCTGCGGTAATTAAGAACTTGTGATGCAATCCATGTATCAAAGAACTTATTATTGTAAAGATCAACACCATACAGCTTAAGAATTACAAGTGCATCAAAGCCAATGCCGTTATGTGCAACAAGCAGCTCAGCGTTTTTAAGTACGCTTAGGCCCGTTGCAATATCACCATTGCACTTCATAGGTTGATCGGTATACTTCATGATACGTCCTGTATCAATGTCTTCCATGATTAGACACCATATTTTGGTAGCGTCTAACCCATCGGTTTCAATATCAAATGTTAGTCTCATCGGTTTCCCTTTCTAGCATATGCTGGTTGAGACATTTAGGGCAGTGATCTTCGAGTCTATCAATCCACATTCTTTGGTATAGGATAGAGCACGAAGGACACTTAATTATTTCAAAAGGTAGCTCAGTAATATGATCGATATTACTCCTCATATGTTTGGGCGACTTGTCTGGCATTTACATAGTATCCTGCGTTAAACTTAGATGGGCGCAGGTTTTTAAGAAAATCCATATAAGACAAAATGCCGATTACATTAATCTCTACTTCATCACCTGCTTTAAGGAGACGCTCTGGCCTGTTGACCCATTCACAGAATACAAATGTTTCAACATCTGTAGACTGCCATGCAAGATACGCCATTTTCTTATGAGCAATGTTGTAAAACTTATCAATAAACTTTACGTCAACATTACCATACACATCTGAAACACCATCGACTTTCCAAGAGTCGTGGTCATCCCACTGGTCTGTGCTAATCATATGGTACTCAAAGATTTCGCATTCAATATCTCTAATGAGTTGTTGTTCAGATCGTTCGCCAGCATTGTATATATTTGAGCGGGCAATACATTGATCTACGAATTCCTGCGAGACTATAATTTTCATTTACTCTTCCTTTCCGAGTACTCTTGTAAGAACGCCTGTTGTATGCGTATGGTCCGGTCCACTCCATCCCTCAGGTTTAATAAGATCAGGAAGACCGAGAGGGTTGGGGCGCGAAGCCTTAACGCCAGGCTCTTTCGCCATGTTTGCTTCCATGACTTCAGCCCAAGCACCAGCGGCGTCGCAGCCGAATGCATCCAGTGTACCGATGGCGATAACACATAGGTCGATAAGGCCATCAACAACTTCAGCTGGATCTGAGTTATTAAATGCTTCTTCTGTTTCATTTAGTTCTTCTTTCAGAAATTGAATACGAAATTCTAAAAACTTCTTTAGAGATTCCATATCTCCTTCATCTAGTTTACTGTTAACCCAATCATGCACACCAAATAGGTTATGCATGTCTTCAATGTGATAGTGCCAAGGCACATCAGTATTTACTCGATAGCTCATTTTTATTCCTTTACTGAATATTTAATGGAGTCTTCGTATTTGTAGCTTGAAATTGTAAGATCTGATGGTTCAAATGAATACACATCTGCTTGCTTTTTCAAGTCGTATTTAGGTGGAGCCCATGGCAAACGCTTAATTTGTTTATGAGCATCGCTAATATGATCGGCGTATACATGTGCATCCCCAACTATAAACTTAATAGTGCCTGGCCTAAGGGCAGCAACACTACTAAAGCATAGAAGCATAGTTGCAGAAAGCACCACATCACTGGGAACTCCCACCATCCAATCTCCGGATCTTTGGATCCATAGTAAATCCAATGTGTTACCGTCAGAATAAAACTGGTAGTTGTGGTGACAGCAGGGTAGATTAAGATCATCGAGTTTATCAGGACGCCATCCACTAATAACCATGCGACGATCAGCTGGATTGTTAAGCAGGCTGTCAATAACATTCGCCATTTGGTCGACACCATTAAAGTCACGCCATGCATTACCGTAGTCAACAGCAATCGAACCATCTTCGTTAGCCCATTGATTCCAGTAGTTGCAGCCCCATCTTTCAAAATCTTTAACATGTCGTGGGCCTCTAATCATTGCGGCGTACTCGCCTAGCACACCTTTATAAAACATTTGGCGTGTTGTAAGCAGCGGAAAGAAGCCACTTTCAAGTGAAAATTCCATTGTTTGAAATGGCAACGAGTGTGTTACAGCATTTCGAGTTTCTCTTACTGTTCCGTTATGTATGATTTTTCTAGCAATATCAATGTATTGCGATTCAAGTGTCCAAGCCATTTGAATTCCTTTCTAAATTATACCTAATACCCAGTTCTCTGCGCAGTTTTCTGCATAGGTTTCTGAGTGTCCTTTAATATTACGGTCTTCAACTATTGTAATATCTTTAAGCATTGTTACAGTATATGAGCCGTCTTCTTCGAGAAATACATAAGCTTTGCGATCTTTGTATTCATCGATTCCATAGAATGTGTGTAGCTCCATTACTCAACGTGCCTCAAAATCTTTTCGCTATATACATGCAGCACACCGCGGTCATCTTCAACCACTAGACGAATAGCACCGCTTAGCTTTTCAAATACTGAAACAACGATGCCTACAAACGTATAGTCACCGCCAACTTTTTCTACTTTATCACCTACATTAAACGTCATTCTTTTTATTCTCCAAATATGCTGCAAACATTGCGCAGTAAACGGCCATGTCAACTAGCGTGTCCTCAAGTGCTTCGAAGTTTGTTTCTTGATCACCTTCACAGATATTTCGCATACGCAAATACTTTGTATGAATCATGTGAATGTAAGATGTATCTCCGAACGGGAAGTAATCTTCTTCAGTCCATGAGCCGCCCTGATAGTCTTTAGACTTACGCTCTTTAAGCTCAGCGGCTTCATGCAAAATTTGTACTGCAGTGACTTTCGCCATGTCAGCTTCCTTTCTTTTGTTGGTTGGAAAGGCGGCGTTAGCCGCTTGTTCAGCCTCTATCTCTCTCATTATTCTGCCGTAATCTGTCATCTTTATCTCGCTTTCTATTGTATTTCTTTTTGTTTTTAACTACTTGATGCTTATACTTAGGATCACGAAGTAGCTTTGCGTATGGATTTATAGGTGTAACTCGCATGCTGCATACTCCGGATGTCGGTTATTAAAATTAAATGTCTCCTTAAAGACTTAACTTGGAGGTTTACTATGGGTTATGAAAACTGTGGAAAACACCCGAACTCGCTGAAGCAGCTAAAGCCCTATATGGACTCTGAGAAAGCTCGCGCTATGCAAGCAAAAGGTGCAGAAACACGAAGACGGAACAAAGCATTGCGAGAAGCAATGAGTTTATCCGCGCATGAATTTAAGAAAATCCGTGATGAAATTATTACGGAAATGCCGACAGCTGTCGAGATTCTTAAAGTACAACTTATTAAAGCTATGCAAGCTGATGACCAGGATACTATTGAAAGACTGGCGATTGCATTAGCAGAGTATGAGCAGCCGAAGCTGCAAAGGATTGACCAGACCACGAAGAATCTTGATACAACTGAGTTGTCGGAAGAGGAGCTCGACCGCAAGATCAAGGAACTGTCGGATGTGGGTCAGTAAAAAGTAAATAAAAGCCACTAGAGATACTTGAAGTATTTCTAGTGGCTTTTTTATTTCTTTACACAGGTCGTGGTACGAATTGGCCACGGGTTTTTGGAGCTGTGCTACGAGAGACTTTAAGATAGCCACGATTAGAGCTAATGGTGCCTTTCGCTGCATAGCGATTAGTAGTACGTCTGAACAAAAGGTTTTGAGAACCGATTGGATTTACAGTTACTTTACGCATTTTTATACCTCCCATGTGTCATAGAGCGCGTTGTCGATAATGTCTTCGATTGTTTCGCTGTCGTTGAATAGAGCTTGTAGGTCTTCGAGTTCGAAGCCGTGCTCTTCAGCGATACGTTCGAGTTGGTCGTCGATGTTTTGACGTGTGACGTTTTTCATTTCGTCAATAGTACCTTGACATTCGTCCCAACCGTCTTGAACACATGCATGAATAGTATCTTCAACATGCATGGCGAGTTGTTTTAGTTTACCCATGATTTACCTTTCCGGTTTGTTTCCATTCACTGAATTGATATGCAGACCAGTGACCGAGAGCTTCGCGCATACGCTCGAACAATGCTTCTTGACCAGACCAGTTGTCGAATACTAGAGCATCGGTTTCTTCGCATAGGTCAGTATGAATTGTTTCGATATGGCTTTGAGCGCTACGAATATTGTGGCCGATGTTGTATATGTCTTCGTCATTGGCAAGGTTTTGAATATGTTCCATTGCGAATTCGATATGGAATATGGCTTCCATAAGATGCAGACGGCACATACCGGCTGATTTGATTTCTTCAGGTGCCATTGTGTTGCTCCATGAATTTTTGAAGCATGACATTGATAACTTGTTCAGTCATGTTTGCAGCATCGCCGAATATTTCGTCGTAAGAAACGTCGGTTTCTTCGTTTAGATATTGTTGATGTGAAATGCCGTGAGCGGCACAAACAGCTTCTTCGCATAATTTTATTATGGTTTTATTGTTTACAGATGCTTCGGTTTTGTAAACGAAAGTAAAATCATATAATTCGCTTTCAAAATGTTCGTAGAATCTGTCGGCAATGATTTTAGGAACTGACATTAGTGCATCGCTTTCGTATAACCGTTGTTAAGACGCGTACGTGCTTCGATTGCTTCTTGACGCCATGTACGGTCGATTTCGTTTTCATTAGAGCGCATCCATTGCCATAAGAAGTTTGCAATTTCATCGCGTGAGTGGGTGTTAGCATCAGTAATAGCTAGACGCAGGAAAGGAAGATTGGCAGATATACGCGCTACCATCGCATCGTCGAGTTTGGACATAGTTCACCTCAAGTAGTAATTGATTGCCCGCACTAAGAATAATACAGGAAGTATGTATCCGATTGCGGTCATGATTTCAGCTAGCATAGAACGATGAACCTTTCTGCATCCGGCCGTTACTATTCCGGGATAAGGTTAGATTATGCACGAAACATTCTTTTGAAAGTAGCTTTGGGCATATTAGGATGTGCAGCGCGAGCGGCTGCGATGTATTTATCGTAAGACATATGAACTTTATTACCGTCGATATGACTGATGTATACACCTTTAGTGCGTAAGTATTTTTCGTCTTCCCATTCTTGCTTTAGCCGGTTGAAGTAAAGCTGTTTGATTTTACGTTGTTGGCTTGAAGTAAGACCGGTTTTGATTTCTTCAGATAGTTCGTAATTACCTGAAGAATCAGCATGAATGTAAACATCGAAACGTGAAGCATATTTATGTTGTAGGTTTGAATCACAGTTATGATGTAGACGCTTGCCGTATTTGTCACGGCGTTTACCGCGTGCCATGAGACTGACACGGAGTAATTGGTTAGATGAATAACGATTGAAACGACGTGCAACTGAACGAACTCGTGCATTGTGGTCACGTACGAGTTGCTTTAGCCGTAGCAATTGTGGGTCATCTTTTGATGTGATTGTGAACTTGTATTGGCTAATAGCGTGACGAAGTTCGTTAAGCATTACTTCGGCCATTAGTACAAACCTCCGGGAATAAAGTAATAGTCGATGGCAACCATAGTAATGCCGAGTAGTATGCCGTAATAGAATACATCAAATTTGGTCATTATCATTTCCTTCCGGAGTTAGTTGAATGGGTAGTTCGTATTCGCTTACAAGACCGGTTATATCCCATTCGACGATTTCGCGTATGAGACCGATTGATTCGATGAGATTAACTTCGGCAAGTATTGCTGTTGCAGTGTGCAAGTCGTCACAAGGAAACAAAACAATACGCCGAGATTCGGTAATAATGATTTTGATATTATCAGCTTCTGCTGTTTGAATAAGAGCCATACACTCACCATCGCTGAGAGGATCGATGAATGTAAACTCTTTAGTGACGTGAGCTACAGCTGTTACGTCGTCGGAATCAGTTGACATGAGAGAACCTTTCGGATGGAGGTTGAGTAAAAAGCAAGCGCTCTAGCGGAGCATGAAGGAGAGACTGCTACTACGCTAGAGCTGCTATGAGAATGAGGTGAGCAGTTTATCTTCATGCTCAGGAAGTATGTGTAATAAAGCAGAGCATACAAATAAAGCGTATGTTGCACTGGAAAAGCGGCGTTAGCCGTTTATTGTAACTTGAAGCAAACAAATTTGTTATCGTTTGGTGAGGTGATAACGATGTTAGGTAGCGATGTATCGGGTGCACGGCAGTCAATCATGTACCATTCGTAACCGCTAGCTAGCTGTTTGTTTGAAGTGTTGATGAAGTCTGCATTATCGGCGGACCACAACGCAGCGACTGCAATAAAGAATAGAGGCATGATATAGACTCCGGATGAGGGTTTGCAGTAGAGTAAGGACCCACGCCGTAGCGTGAGCCCTCAGGGAGATTAGAATGGATTCGCAGTTGCTTCGTCCGTTGCTGGAGCTTCGGCTGGTGCAAACGCTGCAGGATTAGCAAGGTCTGCGATTGGCTCGAAGCTGGAATCGCCAGTGTACTCTTTGAACTCTGCGACTTGCACAGCAGTAAGAGAGCTGGAGATACCTTCACGACCGGCATTTTTGTAGTACATCTGATAGATGATTACGTTACCGCGTGAACCATTGCCAAGCTTTGAAGCATCGATAGGCTGAGCATCGGCACCAACAACAGTGGGAGCACCGTTATCAGATTGATCAGCTTTGAATGCTTTACGCTTAAGAGAAGCAATGAGCTTACCTGTTGGCTGCTTAGTCTCTTTGTCAAGCTCTGACTTAACATTGAGATGATTGGCAGACCATTCGTCAGCTACGGTTTTATCAGTAGTAGCAATTTGAAGCTCGTACTGCATAACGCCGAATGGTGAAACAGGTTTGGTCAATTTAGCCCAGTTCAATTCAACATTGTCAATGCGATAATTGCGAGGCTGGAAACTTTGAATATTCATAATTGTACCTTTCGTTGGATGTGTTTAGATTGTGTAAAGATGATACGCCTACCCGTTTTATGTGCGGCTGAGGGCAATCCGTCCGTGTATGGCTACTAAGACGTATCATTGGAAAAGAGGCGTTAGCCTCTCCTCGAGTAGTTATGGTAGCTTAGAAGATATGTAAGGAACTACATACCGTTCAAGTATTTCTACAAGAAGAAACACGAGACAAGCTGAGAAGCCTATGACACACATGGCTATCGCGAGGATAAGAATCTGTGTCATAGCTATCGGCGCCAGATGATTTTAACAGTGCCATCGGGATACACATGGTAAACATACTCAGTCATTGAAGTCCTCCTTTATGCATGAGTAACAGAACCAGCA